TGGGATAGAGAAAGAGGCTTTATTGCAACTGAAGATAAAGATAAAGCAAATATGGCCTCTAAAACGGAAAAAGCAACATTTACTTTAAAATAATATTGTATTCGTTGATTTTTATATCGTTTATAAAATATTTAGACGCAGAAGTTTATTATCGTTTTCTTTTGCGTCTAATGTAATAGGTACTGATTACGCCAGTATAAAACCCTAGAGGAGTCCTGCCAGGTACCTATTACTAATTATAAAGGAGAAAGATATGGTACAGAAAGATAAATTAGATTGGTGTTATTATTTTAAAAGTATTTTATGGAGACCTAATAATACTGGTTGGATAAGAGTTTGTGGTAAAAATATGATTGAAGGTCTTTCGATTAGACTTAATCAAACTAAAGTTAGAGATCATTATAAAAGAATAGCTGATTCAGGTGTAGAGTTTTATACTTGTGACGATGACGATTTAGATAAAGAATACGGTATGTATTATGGTAATTTAGAGTTTGATCCTCTAGATATTATGCAACATACTAATGGACATACTAAAATGTTTCATAAGGAGAATGGTAAATGGCGTCAACTATAAAAGTAAAATTTAGAATATCATTACCAGCAGAAAAAAAATTTCAAATTGTTGATAAAGATTTATGGGAAAAATCTAAAAATGATTTTGTTGCAGCAGCTAATGATGAAGATGGCCAACAAATACTTGCTAATGATTATATTGAATTATATGGCTTGTCACCAGTTGACAATAGTTATTTCGAAGATGACCCTAATCGTGAAGTAGAAAGTATAGAACAAATTATAGATGAAACAGGTAAAAGTATATGAATAATGACGATAATTTTTTATTGTTTATTATGATATTTAGTTTAATATACTTAATAGCAATACTAACTAACTAAAAAAGGAGAAAGAAAATGTTAAATAACTTACCTGACTTTGTTACTAAAAAAGTCGATATGTTAACTGCAGCACGAGAGTTTAAAGCTGCAATTGATAAAAACTGTAAACAAATGGGAATGGACCCTGATTGGGAAACTAATATAATGTTATATAAAGATTACAGCAGTGATAGTAATAGCGATAAAATTATTGTTGTAAACTTCGAAGCAGGACCACATGATTGGGGTGTAGGCTATTCTTTAGGTAGTCACCCTAAAAGTTATAGTATGCATAAAAATATTCAAGATTGGTATTTAGAATGTTATTATGGTTTCGATGTAATGTTTACACCTTTAAATTTAGATAATGCTCCAAGTTTTGAAGCTTTTACTGCAAGACCAGCACCATCTAAAGGTATGTACCCTAACTTTGATATAAGAGAGGTATCTCATGCTGGCTGAAATATTAACAGGAGCTTTTTTAATACTCATAGTCATTATAGGACTTCTACTATATATTATTAAAATTATCGAAAGACACGATGAAAGAAAACTATCAGAAAGACTTTCTAGGTCTTTTAAACCTGGTGATAGTTTTGATGATGTTCGTTTTAAGGACTATGAAAAGTAAAGAATTGTTTTAAAATGATTCTTCGTAATTATTCTAAAATTATAAAGAAAACTAACAAGGAGAATAAAATGATAACAGATCATAATTTTGATTGCAGAGGCTGTCTTAAATTTAATACTAAAAAAGACATTCAATTTGTATTTGTAAATACAGAACTTACTGGTACTTTTGAAGGTGTATCTGCCACATTCGAAAAATATCTTCAATCGATGTTTAATTCAATGATAGATAATTTTGATTTAGTAAAGCCTGAAGTTAAGAATGCTATGTACGAAATAACTTCAATTAAAGAGGAGAATAAATAATGGACGCAAAATATAGAGGCTTTGAAATAAAGTATTTAGGCGGTGGTTTTCAACTTTTTGAGGGTGGGTTTCTTAAAGAAACTCATTCTTGTCAAGACGATACTGCAACTAAAAGGTATAAATCAATGCAACGAATAGATGCTATTCATCGTCATCGTAGACAAGAAGATGATAGAAGTATTGAAAGAGTAGATGCACAAGTTAGAGCAACTAGAGATATGGGAGTATAATATTGTATTAAAATGTTTTTAATAGTTTATTCTGTAATTATAAAGAAAACTAAAAAGGAGAAAGCAAATGAATAAATATATAGATGTAAAATCTCATGGCGATAGTGTTCAGCCTAAAGATTATAAATTTAATAAGATACAGCAATCGCCTAAGATATCAGAAATAAAAGATGGTATGTTAGCTTTCGATTTTAATGGACAGTATATTGTAGACCCTACTCTTGACGAGAGAGGAATGTATCCTGTAGACCCTAAAAAATACTATAATCTTACAGATTCAGAAGTAAAAAAAATAAGAAAAGCTAATCTTCCAATTCTTGAAAGAGATACAGATGATTATAAAGAAATATCAGGGAGTAAATTATGACAGTAGAGAAAGAAAAAACTTGTGTTGTTTGTAACGAGAAATTTACTGGTTGGGGTAATAATCCATCACCTGTTAAAGACGAAGGTGAATGTTGTAATAAGTGCGATAATGAGATAGTTATTCCTAAAAGAATGGAGCAAATATATGGAAAATAAAAAATTTTGGAAATTAGCTGTTTATCGTACTGATAGATTATTAGGCGGACACGAAGAAGGCGGTTGGTATTATACTGCTGGTGAGAGAATTAAAGAAGGTAAAATTAACTTTAATGATCCTAAAAAAGCTTTTCGTGCTTGTCGTTTATTTAATAAGTTATTTGGTAAAAAATGCAATTCGATAGAATACGGTGTATCTTGCGATGTTTATTATCGTGGAACACCAGACTATTTTCCTAAACACAGACCTTATTATTCTTAATATTGTTTAATAAGGTTATATATTTTTTATTCTTATTTATTAACTAACTAATAAACGAGGAGTAAATATGGATAAATTAAAACTTAAAAAACATAGTGATTTACCCGAATTAGAAAAAAAGGGTATAACTGGTTACATCGTTCTAGACGCATACATGGACGGTTACAAAGAAGAATATAGACACGATATAGTCGAAAGATTAAATAGTATGGGAAATTTTAATCTTCAGAGTGAAAGAGAAGCTAAAATTTATAATGAGGAATTATTTCCAATTTATAGAACTTACGAGGAAGCATTTAATTTCGTAGATTTCGCTTATGGTAACACAGATAAAACTTACGTCATTAAAAAAGTAACTATTAATATACATCCAGAGATATTAGATATTAATGCAGAAAGAGGAGACGAATAATGCTTCAATATAAAAATAAAAAAGGTGATATAATAAAAAGATACGAAGATGATTGCGATGAGGGTAATTTATTTTTTAAAGATAAAATGGTAGGTATTTTTACTATCGAGCACGATAGTAAATTAGGGAGTTACTATCATATTACTCTTAATAGCGGGAAACAATTTCACGACCATTATCACGACGATAACGATATCATACACGAATTAAGTTTTCCTACTATTTAATTATAATATTTACATCAGATAATTAATCGCTATATTGGATAAATATGGCGATAACTATAGACCAAATCAATCAACAAATAGAAGCTACTTTATCCTCAATGGAAAAAAAGTTCTGTGAGGGTATAGCGCAAGGAAAAGGTAAGAGAGAAGCGGCTGTTTACGCAGGTTACTCTGAAACTTCAGCTCACGTACAAGCGGCCCGCAACTTAAAGAAAGATAAAATTATCCAGTATATTGATAGGTTGCGTGCTGACACTAGGCGCTTGACCAGTGAATCTATATCCAAAGAGGTTGAAAAGCTAGATAAATTGTATGTTGAGGCAAGCTCTAAGAAACAATATACAGCAGCAGTCAATGCGATAAGACTTAAATCTCAATTGTTGGGGTTTCTTGTTGAGAAGAAAGAAGTTCAACACTCAACCCTTGACACTATGTCCGATGATGAACTGACCAAGTATCTAGATCAAATCAAAGCAGACCACAACATTGACAATTGATTGTTGCTTGTGGTTGACGGATCATTGCGGATCCACCGGGATCCTCGGTGATAGGGATCAGTACGGATCAGCAAGGATCAGGAGTATATATATCAACAACAATATAATTTAAAATATCCCGACAACAGTAATAAAAATGTTTACTTAGGTATATAATAATATATACTGGTACATATTAACTAATAACAGAAAGCGAGAAATATATGAAAGCGATAAAAGAAAACAACGTGCCTTTATCTCTAAGAGAGAAAGCAGACAAGAAAGTACTTTTCAGATTATTTAATCCGAAAAGAAACAAATCTAAGTCTTTCACGATTTATGAAAAAGCTAGACTTAGTTCAACTCTTCAACAAGCCTTCGATAACGACTATAGAAAAGTGGATATCGAGTACGATACAACAGCTAACAGTAGATTTAAAAAAGCTAATCTGTTAGTGGATGTACCTTCTTATCTATCTAAGGATAAGAAAAAGTTATTTGAGGAATTACTAGCCTCAAATAGAGAGTTTATCAAAAAGAATAAAGTCTCACAAAGTGTTTTAGATAATCAAAAATACTTCGAGCAAATCATATCAAAATTATAATCTAGCATCAGGGAGCGAGTTAATTCTCGCTCCCTTTTTTAATTGTCATTGTCATTGTTATTGATTGATATTGTTATGATCCGCAAGGATCAAGTAATAGTATATATAGTTATAGTATAAGTATAAGTATAAGTTAAGGATCACGAGTAATAGTTAAAATTTTAAAAGTTAAATAAAAGAGTTTAAAATTGATATTATAAATTTATTAATATTAATTATTAACTAATTAGAAAGAGATTAAATATGATATTATACTTTAGCGATTTTTT